TCTGAAGTCATCTTACCAAAACATGTGCTCCCAGTCAAGGCTTGACAAACACTCATACCATCAGTAGAATATGAGTGTGCGAGTTCAGAAAGAAAGCTTTAGCTATTAAAGATATCTTCTAGTTTATTTCTAGCTTCTTCTACAGAGGATATTCTTCCTGATGCTTTTGTCACCGTATCCGCGTTGAGTTTCCTCAAGGACATAGCGTAGAACATTTGCACGTCTGCGTCTACTTCGACAATTGTGATGATCTTTTCTTTTGGAATAATAAAAACATCTTCTCTTGAGAACCTCATCCATGGAGTAACTTTAGCTCCAAGTTTATTTCCCATTGTCACCTCTTCAACTTCAATTGGATTCTCTACGATTACGTAGTCTCCATCTACATCTTCAATGTGACAAGCAACAGCAAGAATTTCTTCTCCAGACACTAGTTTTAATGCTGCAAGAAATTCTTGATCCATACTACTCTCTAATTTTGACATCAATAAATTCATAATTAAAGTTTTCTTCATTGTATATTTTTACCCTTTCAACTAAGTGGTTCAATGTGTAGTTCCTTTTACCACCTTTGCTAATGTCATCAGCAATGTCGTAAAGAACTGCTTTTCTTTTATTGGCACCTCTTCTGAGAACGCGCCCGATACTTTGTAAGTTTCTTACTTTTGATTTGGAGGGGGAGGCAAATACAACATTGTGTAGATTCCGAATGTTGATGCCTGTACTAAATGTTCCGTATGATGCGACGATAATAGCGTTAGATGTAGTCTCTGCGATTTGTCTTACTTTCTCGCGGTCTTCGACTTCAACTCCCCCGTGTACTAAGAAGACCAATCGATCTTCCCCTACTTTGTTATTTATCAGATCGAAAAGTGGCATCCCATGCCGTTCAACGTAGTTGAACAACACCAAGGTATTACCTTCCAGATCACAAACAAGATTCCGAATGAACTTATTCCTACCCTCATGCTCGACGAGGTAGTCCATCTCTTGTTGATAACTGTCAAAAGATTTTCCTTTGTGCTTCAACAAAAGAACCTTGATCTCAAATTCAGACAGATGTCCTTGTCTGATCAAACTCTCAGTCTTGGTTACTTTATTGACAGCACCAAACACCCCCTCAAGAACAAGGCGGTTAGTGTGTGTACCATCCAGAGTACCTGTGAACCCAACGCGGTATTTGCAGTCATGAAGTTTGTTCATGATATTGGTCAGAGACTTTGCCTTAAACAGGTGTGCCTCGTCTCCAATAACCGCGCCGAAGTCATTGAAGTAATTCTTCGGTAACTTGTAAATGCTTTGCCAAGTTGTAATCACCACATCCTTCTTGGACACTGGAGATTGACCACCATACACCTTATGGCAGTGGTGACTAGCATTCCATCCATACTCCTCGAAGTCTTTGTGCATCTGTTCCACCAAAGATGTGGTGGGGACAACGATCAAAGTCTTCAGATTTTTCTTCTCAAAGAATCTGGTAAGGGCATAGATCATTAATGACTTGCCAGAACCAGTAGGGGATAGGAGCAACTTGCGCTTGTGGCGAAGTGCTTCATAGATCCCCTTGTATTGATAGTCCCTAGGTTTAAAGGGAAGATTTAATGTCTTTACGAATTCTCCGACTCCTTCGGGTGTAACGAACTCATCCACTTCTGATGGAAGTCCGTAAAATTGGTTTTCCCGATATACGTATTCGTACCCCCGCTCTTCGCAAAACGAAGTAATGTAAGGGAGAAGACCAACATAAATCTCGCCTGTACCTGGGGAGAATAATTTGATTTTTCCATCCCAGAACCTCTTTCTGTAGGCAGACATGAACTTTGCTTGAGGCACATCGAAGGTGAACTCGTCCGCTAATTCATACTGTACGTGAGGTTCACATTCAATTCTAAGATAGACTTCGTTCTTCTTCTGAATGATAACGTTAGATTTCATATCCTTTCAAAAACTTGGCAAACTCAATCGCGTTCTTAATATGGAACGAACGATTGTTAATTGCCGTGAGAATGGTCTTGAGTGCCTCGACCATCTGGTTCAAATACTTTAACTTTAGGACTGCCTTTTGATATTCTCCGTCAGATTCAAGATAGATTGGAACGTCTTGTTTTAGGAGTTTGATGTGGAAAGGTTTTTCCGACTTCCCTGTGTAGTATTCCCACCGATCACGGTAGACTTGCTTTACGCTCAGTTCCTGTTGATCCCGAAGGGTTGAGAACGAGTTGTAAAGTCTTAAATATTTAGCGTGTAACTTTGGGATCGCTAGACTGTCATGATCTAATTTTTCATCATCTAATGCGGCGTCTTTCTGCCACATATCATCAAGGGTTTCAAGGTTCATACAAGCTTGCCGTTGCTGTCAGTGATTTCATATAAAGTATACTTGAAGTTTACCTCTGCTGTGAAGTAGTTGACATCTGTTGCAGAGGAGTCAAACTCAAGTGTGGTTAATGATGTTGGGAAAATGTTGTAGAAGTTGATAACCGAGCAGACATTGTAGTTGCTGTTTAGAATTAGCAAACGAGCATCGCTCATTGTCTTCTCAAAGTTATCTACTCTACCTTTTTCGTCAACGGTTCCGATGTATTTTAAAAATTCATCTTGGTGTTTTGGATTGGTCAAACCTTTCAACCACTTGTAGATCTCGTAGTAGTTGTCCAGGTTTTCGTTGACCATGAAACGAAGGTTTAGATCACCGTAAGATAATTTATCTCCAGGGATTGAGTAATCGTTTACTGGGGTTTGTACATCTCTAACTCCAATGCTTACCTCTGGAATAGATGCCGACTGGCAGAAGTAATCGACATTGGGAGTTCTGCCGATAACAAACTTAAATCCAATGGGTGAAAGAAAGTTTTGATTCTGAGGGGCAAAGAGAACGGAATCGTATGCCATGGATTTGAGTAGAGATCACTAGCTATTTATTTGCATTAAAAAGAGGGGTCCGAAGACCCCCCTCACTTCCTTCACACGGATGTGAATATTATATCACATCAGGTTCTTGACGCGAACACGGCGATAGTAAGCGTTAGCACCAATGTTGGAGCTGTGCTGTGGATCGCTGTTGGTCAGTGCAGTCAGACCCTTAGCAAATGGGTTCAGGACCATGCCGTAGCGGGTCTTGAAGCCAATGCGTGGCTGGAAGGTGTCTTGACCGATTGCACGGTACATCTGCAGAGGTACATATGGGCAATAGAACAGACCTGCGTCATAAGCATTGCTGCCCTTGTAACCAACGACGTAATACTGATCGCTGGAAACGTTTGCCGAATATGGGTCGATGTAGACCTTGAAGCGACCGTTCAGGGTGCCGACGAAGGTGTTACCAGTGTCATCGACTTCGCCCAGACCACCAACAGCACCATTGATGCCGCTGCTGTAATCCAGAACGCCTGCCATTGCGAGTGCAGAAGCTACGTCAGCAGAAGTGATGATGACGTTGCCCTTCCCTCTACGAGTTTCTTGTGCGATTGCGTTAGCGTCGCGCTCGATTTGGAACAGGAGACCTTTGAACTTCTCAACCGACCAACGACCGTTGGAATCGAGGTCAAGGTCGAATACACCGTTGTTTGCAACGTTTGCCTGAGCACCAGGCTTAGCGCCACGGTATACGGTACGAACGACTTCGCGGTTGATCTCAGCGAGGATCTCGGTGGACAGAATGTTCGCCAGCTCGCTTTCAGCATCAAGACCATGGATTGCCTTGAGGTCTTGTGCCAGTTCGACCGAGTAGTCAGCTCTCAGAGCACGACCTTTTGCTTCAACAGCAATACGGTCGATCGAGAATGCCATCTCGTTGAACTCGCTACCAGCGTCACCAGCAGCTTCCAGGTTGGAAGTGGTGAGCTTAGAGGATGCGAGATCGTAGTTACCTTCGGTTGTACCACCACCAGTCGCATCGTTGATGAGACCTGGGTTCTTCTCGGTGGTTGGGGTTGTGGTTGCGCCCAGAGTACCAGAGAACTGTGCGTCTGCTTCGTCGAAGAATGCTTCTGCGCCAGCCTGGTTGGTGTACTGAGAACGCATTGCGAAGATCAGACCCGTAGGACCTGTCATTGGCTGAACACCTGCGATGTCATAAGCAATCAGCTTAGGCATCGAACGGCGGATCAGGCTGATCAGGATAGGATCGAAACCGTCAATAGCGCCCGCACCAGTGGTTTGGGTGTTGATAGGACCAACGTTGGTTGGTGCCTCGGTGAGGATACCACGCTCTTCGCGGATAGCTCTCTCTTGGTTTTCCAGGAGGATAGCGGTGACAGCCTTACGATAGTTGTCCTTGATTTCAGGAAGACCATCATGGTTAAGGACTGGCGACCACTTCTCTTGGAGGTTTTCTGCATTAAACATGCGTTTACTCCGTTTGTTGTTTTAAGTGGGTTACAGTGTTATCAGATTCTCTTAGCAAGTGCGGCAACATAGGATGCCATGCTTTCACTAACAGTCTCTACTTTAGCTGGTTCGTCAGAAGAAATTTCTTCCGCGACTTCTACCTTGGGGTTGCCAAAGTAGGACTCTTTGATCTGAACCAGTTTCTCACGATACGACTCTTCAGTTTTGAACTCAACTGCTTCTGCGAGGGAGGTGAACTTGTCCTTTTGGGTCTCAGCAAGACCACGGGACAGTTCGCTCAAAATCTCATTTCTCTTATAGGTGCTAACTCTCTCATGCAGTTGGATGTTCTTCTCAACTTGCTCGTTGAGTCGGGTCTCCATGTCATCTAATTTTTCGTTCATTTCAGCAACGAGATCAAGTTGCTCGTCGGGAACATTGATATTGCTTTCAATGAACAAGCTTCTGAGACCTGCCATAAACCCTTCTGCGATTTCGGCGCGGAGACCTTGCTCAACAGCAAGTTCGTTCTCCGACATCCACTCTTCGCAAGCGTAGTTCAGGAAGTTCTCGACACGACCAGCAAACTCTTCTTTGATCGATTCGATCTCTTCGACGAGTTTTGCTTCGGTCGATTCCTTGATAGCAGCAACCTTTTCAGAAACCTTAGCAGATACAGCGGCTTCAAAAACGGTCTTTGCTTTGTCTTGGAATTCTTCAGAAAGATCAGCGCCAGCAAGAACTGCGGCGATGTCTTCTTCTGCTACTACCTCACCCTCAGTCTCGACCTCATCAAAGATCTTGGCAGACAGAGCACCAGGCATAGCAGAGGAAGCGCCGCTAGGCTTGGTCTTTAAGGTAGAATCTTTTGTAGCAGTCACAGGAGCAGCAGCCTTCGCACCAGGGTTATCAGTACCTTCTGGTTTCTCTTTGCTATTGCTTGCAACTTCGGTTCCGTCATTTTTCAGATCGGACTTTTGAGGAGGAACAGCGCCTTTCTTGATGGCAGCATCGCCAGTGGCAGCTTCTTCCTCAACAACTTCTTCTTCAACCGCAGTGCTTTCTGCGATCAATTTCTGAAATTTTTCATCAATAGTAGACATTAGTGTGCTCCTACGGGATAATTAGACTGCGGTGTAATTTCTATATTTATTTATAAATCACAAATTTCTGAGGAAGAAGTCAAATGCGCGGATTTTTCTCTCCATCAGTTCCTCACGTGAGGGTGCGGTATCAAGCGCCTGCTTGATTTGTTCGATGTGGACTTCCTTGAAGCGATTGTTCTCCATGACCCATTCTCTTCCTTCGTAGATTCCCTCAACAAAAGCATCGGGCGCGGAAGGATCTGCTACGATATCTGCAGCAGTAGCAAGAATAAAGTCATCGGCAACAACAGAAGAAGTTCCTTCACGTTTGATGGAACCTAAGCCTCTGGAAGATACACCGAGTTGTACCCCTTCCTCAAGTAAGTTCTTTGCGATCTTACCCATAGGGGTTTCAAGAAGTTTCGCCTTACCAATGAAGTTATTACCTTCTGGGTAAAGTTCCACAATCTTGTGAGACACACGATCAAGATTGATGGTTGGACCATCAGGATGACCAAGTTCACCAAGGGCACGTCCGCGCTTGACGAACTCCTCGTTGTACTTGTTTACCTCACGCGCCATGGTATCGTACTTGTACATACGACCATTGCGGTTGGTGATCTCAGTTTGAAGGAAGATCCCTTTGATATAGGTATCTTTCTTACCGTCGCTTTCTTCGGTAAGAATCTCAATATCTTCAATCTGTTCCGTGATCAGTTTCATCTGTTTCCTCTTGATCGGTTACTTCAGTCTCAGTCTCTGCTGTTGTTTCCTCCTCATCCTCAACTTCGGGTTCGCCTTCGTCGGGGACATGTGGGAACATCTTTGCAGCAACTGCTTGTTTAGAAGCGTCAACTGCCATAGCAGCTTTCACTTGTAACATGTCTTTGAGTTTCTCAAGCGCATCCGCCTGATCATTATCCCAAAGCAAATCAACGATTTCTCGCTCTTGTGTTGCCATAATGTTAAGATGTCTGTAATTTATTTAGTACCGTTACCGTTTTGAGGTTGCGGTTTTTTCGCTTGTTGGATCTGGACTTTCTTCATGTCCATGTCCAAGTCCGCGCTTTGCTGTTCACGGTCCATGTTTGCTTGGTCAGCAGCAACCTGATCCAGTGGATTAATGACCATGCCAGACTTGATATCATTTGACATCTCCGCATCCATCTCTTCCATCTGCTTCTCGGTTTGCCCAAGAACTTCCTTACGAATATATTCGGTAGAGAAATACTTACCAACGTAAGGATCCATCTGTGCGATGATCTGCAGTTTCTCGTTCATCATCTCAAGGTTCTTGAGTTCCGTGAAATGATTATCGTAGAGATAGTCATACTGGACATGCTCTTTCATGTCCTCCCAATCTTCAGGTGCAATGACACCTTTGAGGATCAGTTGAGTTTTGAGAGTGTCTTGGAAAAGATCGCTGAACTTCTTACGTAACTTTCCAACAAATTTTGTAAACTTTAATTCGTCTCTTGTGATCTCAGAGGAGCGTCCAAGATTAAAAGACGTAGCAGAATCAAGTCTTCCCGCAGGAACATTCAGTGCTTTGTAAAGTTTTGTTTGGAAATATTGCACATCTGTAAGCTCTCCGAGGTTCTGACCTCCTGGGAGAGTTGTGATCTCTGTACCGCGACCACCTTCTCTACGTGGAAGCCAGAAGTCTTCCAACATAGACATATACTTACGGTCGTCACGGATCTCCCCAGTATTGGCGTCGTAAACTAACTTGTTACGATAACGTCCCATTACCTCTCTGAGGTATTGTTCTGCCTTTTGCTTGGGAAGATTTCCTACGTCGATGTAGAAAATTCTACGTTCTGGGGCACGAGAGATTCTGTAGATAACCAGACTATCCTCAATCATGCGGAGTTGATTGAGAACTTTAATTCCCTTGTGCAGATAAGAGAGTACGATATTTCTGTTGGTATCCATGATACCAGACGTGACATATGTGATTGCATCCTTTGCAATCTTGATGCCACTATTTGCGGAAGT